TTCTGCGTAGGAGTCGGCACATAGCGCCAGAATCGCCCACTGTTCGTTGGTCAGGGTTACCGAGCGACTGATTTCGTTCTCAGGCTCCCCTGCGAAAACAACTAGCTCTGTGTCAGTCAACATTTTCTCTCTCTTTGAAGAATTCCGCTGCGATTCTGTCCGCATTTCGCTTTATTTCGTAGCGCACCCAGGGGCTATCTGGGTGATAGCGAACCTTGAACCAGAAACGTTGAAGCTCGATGCGGAGGAGCTTGGATTGCAACACTAACCAGTCATACACGTTGCTATCTTGAACAACAACGTAAACGAGGCAAGCGCCAATCGTGAACCAAGTTAGTGTGGCGACGTTCATGCTAAGTCTGCCGAGTCAACTACTACAAGAGTTGAATCGATAGCAACTAGCCACGTGTTCAACAGTTTTTTCAGTTTATCATTATCAACGTTCTCACCGTTGATGTTTAAGTTGAGGTCAGTGTCGTGATCGCCGTTGTAAGACCGGTAGGAAAAGTCAACGGTGTTCTTTTCAGAGCTCATTTTGTTTCTTGATGTTGAGTAGGAGAAGGAAGCCTTCGTATTTTGAGAAGGTGGCAACAGGCTGCCAGTGGTTCAGATAAGAGGTCGAAAGATACCACTCGTCGTCTTTTTTGTAGACGCGAGCGACAGGAACACCCTCGTAACTAGCAGCGTAAATCACCTCTGCTTCTGAGGAGGAGACGATCCACAATGGTGACTGATAGTCCAAGGGTTTACCGTACTCGACGAATGTTCTCCCAGTAAGGAGAGTCTGGACGTTCATTGGGTTGCACCTTGATTGGAGTGAGAGTTGCTTTGCGACGCTTGAGAATTTCCCAGAGCCCTGCTTTCAATCGCGGGTCGGTAGTTGTATTATAGGCAGCCACGAGTTTCGTAAATGCCTCGTCGCGTTCGGGAATGCGAAGGTTTTCACGCGAGAGAATGTCTTTCGTGAGGTCAAGATCGCCAGGTTTGCCTTGAACTTTTGCCCTGCCGAAATTGCCGGTGTGAACGCCAGTAGTTCGTAGTCCGTGATTTACCATCAGTTGAAACCCTCCAGCTCGGCGGCGATGGCAAGGAGTTTGCCCCTAATCTCAAGCGCTTTCCCTAACACAGGGCTTTCATTGCGTTCGTAATACTCAAGCATTACAGCAGGTGGCACCACCTGCTCCGCAACAGCTTGCAGGGCGGCGGAAAGCATGGTGCGCTCATTGACGACCCACACGCCTTCTACATACTCACCATCACTAGCGTTTTCAAAGGCATCCAACACCGCCTGAGCGGCGGGGGAAAGCGTACCGTTCAAACCGTAAAAACCCTGCGATTTGTTACACATTGCCACCCTCCAGCTCGGCGGCTTGGGGCGGCGGGCGGCGCGGATGTAGCGAGCAAAGTTATAAGCATCCTCACCTGCGTCAATCTCAACCAGCCTTAGGCACGCCTCCAGCTCCTGGTCGGCGCCCGCTTGGAAGGCTTGAAGCAGCAGCACATCGACGTTTTCGCGCTCGTCAAACCAGTCGTCTTCCCACTGCTTGAGAAGCTCCGGAGGTGGGGTGATCGGGTAGTTTTCGTTCATGAATTAACTATAGCGCCTTTTGTCCGTTTTCGAAAGGGGGCAAACCGCCCTCCCAGGTACGGTTAACCGCCCTACTCGTGATAACCGATAATTACGTATCCTTGCTTCCTCAGATCGTCTAAAGCGTGTTTTCCCCAAGGAACCCAGCGCCACTCAGTTTTCCCACCTGCTAGAAGCAAGTGAACGCACATGTACCTCATATCAGCACCCAAGTGTCTGCAGGATTTTACCTTTGCGCTTCAACATCTGCTTGAACTCAAGCGCCTCAAATAGTGCCTCAACGTGAAGGGGAATGGGCGGACTCGACGCAAACCAGACCAGATCCGGAACGTCGTGCTCCAGCGTTACCAAACGCAGGTTAGCGAGGAAAGTTCCTGCATTGTCTTTCACCTTCGGGTGAAGGCAAATTCGGTCGGCACCGGTGAGTCCCGAGAAAACGTCCTCCTTGGGGCGGCTTTCCTCGATAATTTTGACGGCAGTCTTCGGACCGATCTTAGGAATCCCTGCCACGTTATCGCTGGAGTCACCGCTGAGCGCCTTGAAGTATTTGACCTCTGCCGGGAACACACCGAAGTGATTAAGCACGCCGTCAATGTCAACAAGCTCGATCTTCTTCGTCGAGCTAAACAGCAGGACCTTCACCCTGTTGCTAACTAACTGAAGCAAATCTTTGTCACAAGTTAAGATGTGAACTTCTTCGTAAGCCGTTGAATGACGTGAAATATGCGCGATTACGTCGTCAGCCTCGTAGCCTGGTGCCTTCGCGATCGTCATGCCCAGCGTGGGCAAAACTTCCTCCAGCAGCAGGCTTTGATCGGCGTAGTGGGCAATGTCGCCACCCTCACGATTGGCCTTGTAGGCAGTTGACTCTTTCTTGCGCCAGTTGTTTCCACCTTCGGCGCAGGGGATCACGCAGCTGTACTCTTCCTTCGCCATGATGGCAAAGAGTGCGTTTAGGAACCCCATTGTCCCGGTAACGGGAATTCCAGCCGAAGTTGTGAGCTCACCGCAGGTGCGTGTGAGTGCAGATCGCGAGCGGTGGAACAGGGCGGAGCAGTCGATTAGCAGCAGGCGGTTCTTCATTGAGGGTCGGTTTCGATCTGAAAGAAGGTGTCTTGGGTGGCGTTGTAAGCAGTTAGCACTCCGGTTTTGTACGCAAGAGTGTCAATGCAAATACCGTTCGGAATTCGGTAGGGCAATGCGCCTTTCGGAGTGTGACCGAAGACAACTTTCTTGAGGTGCGGAGTCCACTTTTCAAATTGCGGCCCATCATCCAGAAAGGGCCTCCGCATCCATAGAAATTGCTCTCGAAGGTAGTGCGTTCCCATCATCGTTTGGGGATCCTCACCAGGCGGGCAGCCTGCGTGTGTGAACAGCGTATCACCGATTACAGCGTAGTACGGCAGCTCGCGAAGCCATCCGACGTGTTTCCTTAGTTTTTCGAAATCTTCCCAGTTTCCACCATTCATAACCCAGTCTTCCCACCCGAAACCCTCGTCAGCGTTTAGAAACATCTGCTCGTGATTGCCACGAATCACGGTGAATGCCTCAAGACCGTTGCGAGTGGGATCCTCGAGAAGGCAGCGGGTGAGTTCCAGGACGACCAAGTCCTCACCGCCACGATCAACCAAGTCGCCAAGAAGAATGACATGGGCTCCGCTGTCGCGAACCCAGTCAAGAAACATTAGGTAAGGTTCTGCAGTTGCGTGAATGTCACCAACGGCGATCACGTCGCCGGGATTGATAACATCGCAGAAGTTAAAAATATCCATCAAAAGATAAAGTTGATTCGATCAAAAGATTCGTTATAGATGTTCTTCAGAGAAGCGTTCAGTTTCTCGTGCATGGTGCGAATCACATGCTCGGGAACTTTGCGAGTCCGAGAAGCGTTGCGCTTCAGGCAGGTTTCAACAGTCGGGTTGACGACCACGGCTTCAATCTTGGTGTAACCGTAAGACTTCAGAAGAGCGATAGCCTCCTTCCGATAAGACGCTCGATAATGAGTACCGTCCAGAATAACAGGCATACCGCAAGCTTCAGAAACCAGCTCCTCAATTCGGTCCTGGATTTCCACCCAGTTGCCCTGGATGTCAGCGGAACCGTAGAGTTCAGCGCGAATGTCGTCACCGGAGATAACAAAAGCATTCTCAGACTCTGCCAGTTCGGAAGCAAAGGTGGATTTGCCGGAGCCGGGAGCCCCGACCATCACGTAAGCACGGAATTCGTTCATGATATAACTATAGCGTTTTTTGGCCGAAAGGTAAAGGGGGTAAACCGCCCTCCGAGGTACGGTTAACCGCCCTTTCGAGAAGCTTCGTAGAACCGCCAACGATCGAGCCACTCCTTCCAAGGATTGGAATCGTCGATTACTCCTTGGTCAAGGTTCACAAAGTCTTGAACGATTCGCGCAGCATCCTGAAGATCTTCGTCACTCCATGGTTCTTGCGGGAAGATGTTCTGGTTAGGAGTTGCGAGTAGGAGGTTACGCAGCTTGGACTTTAGAATTTCTGTTGTCACGGTGAAGCTCCTCTTTACGAAGGATCATAGCCAAGGCAGTCGCGTATTCATCTCCACCGTACAGACCGATAAGATCCTGGAGGAATTCCTCCGCATCGATGAAGAATCGCATTTGCGTCGAAGAGTTGGTTCGGCGGTTGATGATTGTCGGACAGTCATAGACTTCTCCGAGTTTTCTCGCCATTTCCTGCTGATCGGAACCGAGAACAATCGCGGCTTCCTTCCAGTAGGAAGATTCTACAGCTTCTGAGACTGCTTCGTACGGGCTCTTGGCTTTGTTAAAGTATACCCGATTCATGTCCAGTTTCGCTTCTCGGCACAGGTGCGTTAGAAGAAGCACACGAAGGTCCCAATCGTTGTTGTTCACTCCGTCGGACACGTAAACGTGGGCTTCATCGCCGTGCTCCAACATCATTGCGATCAGCTGAACGTGACCGTTGTGGGCGATGTTGAAACGGCCGAAGGTGACGGTGCGCTCGTAACGAATGGGCTCAGTTTTCATTGCTGTTGTTGCAGAAGTTGACGTAAAAAACGAGCATTCCAACGAAGCCGATCAACATGAGGACAGTTTGACCCGTAAACAGGGCGCCCAAAAACATTCCGAAGAACATAGCGGTGAGCCGGGCACTGAGCCCACACAGGGGGAGTCTGAATTTCATACTTTAACTATAGCGCCTTTTCGCCGCAGACGAAAGGGGGTAAACCGCCCTCTCAGGTACGGTTAACCGCCCTCCTCACTATCAAACGTGAAATACTCGTAGATTTCGCTCATAACGCATTGCTCGATGTGCGCTATGATTGACCCTTCGTTCGGATTTTCAACGTGTTTGTGGGCTCGTGCGTATCCCCGTCTCACACCCTGCTCGATTGCCATCTCCAGGATGACTCTAGTCTTCGGTTTCATCGTCGTCTCCCCACCTTAGAACAAGGTGATCATAGGTGCCTGCGAAGTAGTGGTAAAGTTGTCGAGCAAAGATCTCGTACGGCTCGCCTTGCCCCTCGATGGCGGAAGTTACCGCCACTTGCCAGAAGATTCGAAGGTGGTCTTTTTCAGGGAGTGGTTTCATCGTACCTTACTATCAAAGATTTTCTTGAGTTCGTTATGAACTGTTCGCAGTTCATCGTACCCATTGTTAATAGTCAATAAATCTTTATTGTGCCCCAAAAGATTGAAGAGTTGTCGCAGTTGCTCTTCTGAGAGTGTGAGTTTGTAGTTCGTTTGGATTTCAATCATTTTAGTTTCTCCATAAACGGTGGGTGTTTTACCATACATTCTTTCCCAATCACCTTCATCCATTTGAGTTCTCCTTTGTTTGTCCTACTATTATAAGGCATCAAAGGGCACCTGTGAAGTGCCCCTGTGCCAGTTCGTTAAGTGTCCTGATAATATATCTCCTCCTCATAACGGACATAATCACTTTGAAGATAGTTAAAGAACTCTCCGTCTTCACTTCTCATAGTATAGCACCACTCATCAAAGATTTCTCCAATCCACCACCAACCAACTTGGAGTTTCTCAAAGAAGTTCATAGGGCGATTGTAGAGTTTAGTCATCGTATTTCAGTTTTAAAGTGAATAACATAATCAGGGATACAATACTTACTAAATGCCCAATTTGCTCTCCAGTCATTCCATCCATTCCCTCAAATCAACAATCTCATACCAGTCATATCTATACTTTGATTTTGATGATATTTCCTCCCATTTTTCTTGTGCTTCCTCTTTAGTTTCATAACAAGCAATCCAATCACCAGTATAAGCAGAAGGGTAGTAATTGTCCCCAGCAATCAAAAGATAAGGTTTAGTCATAATACTTTCCCAAGTTTTTCAAGTTCTTCACGTAGTAGATTTATTTCATCAGTATGAATTTCTGTAGCATATTCAAAACCATCATCCCAACCACATTTACGGATTTCTTCGGCAAACTTCAAGAGTTCATCTTCACAAGATAACCACATTCTACCCTCGTCAAGACCAATGAAGTCACAGGTTTTAGCAAGTTCAAGGATTTGTGCGTCAGTCATTCTTCACTTCCTCATAAGTCGTTTCGTCTAAACGAGTTCTACCTGCCCACATTTTACCACAAGATGTACAATTTACTTTAAAAGTAGTTGTGTTAGCATCAGGATTGATATTCACTCCATTTTTATCATAGATTGGTTGAAAATACATACAAGTTCTCATTTCAAAACTTTTAGTAAATTTACAATCCTCTCTGGGGCATTCTGGATTTGGGTTTTTCATTTCTCATCCACCCAAATAAAAGAGAGACAATTTTTCATAAACCAACGAGTAATAGCATTCGGTTTAGTCGGCATATAATACCTGAAAGACCTACAATTACCGAATGTATAATATCCTTCGTGGTTATTTCCTTGTTTGATTACATAGGTGTGTGAAACAAATGAAGGATTACTACCATTTGATACAAGATAAGAACCGTCTGGTGCTCCTATTACAATTTTAGATTTGAGTGGGAAAAATCCATTCTTACGGGCATACTCAAAGTTATCAATAATTCTATTGAACTTTTGATTGTAACGATACTCTTGAGTATCTCCAAGTTGATTAAACTTCTCTTTTACTCTCTCAATTCTTTTATCAATCCTCTCATCCAGTTCTTGTTGAATTTCTTCTAATGACTTGGGTGGTTCTGGAATAATAAGAAGATGTTTGATTTTATCAAAATGCTCATAATCTTCACTAAAACTCAGTATACCCAGAAAGTATAGTATAGTACCTACACTTTCCCCTTTGAGTTTTTCAAAATTAATTGGATAAAAGTTTGGTGTTTTTGGTTGTTCAGTCATTTTCATTTACAAAGGGTTATGAAGTTGGAGTATTTTTCTTATACCATTCCGCATCTCGTTTTTCTCTTGTGAAGTTTGTCCAAAGGAGTCTTGTTTTGTATTTTAGATTCAAATAATCTGAGATTTCTTTAATACTTTCCAATTTTGGTTCAGTCTTTCTGGAAAGGTCAGTCATTTCAATACAGCAGCAGTTCCCCAAGCAATAAGAGACAATAGAAAATAAGAAAGAGACAGAATAGCAATACTAACTGGTTTGTCTCTTAGATTTTGTGCCAGATAAACATTAGCAACAATCATAAAAACATCTGCCTTAGTCATTCTTCACTCTCCACAAAGTTTAAGTGCTGGAACTTTTTCGTGAGTTGTATTTTCGGTCCTCCACAAACATGCCTCTTCGTGTTTTCCATAATACCAAGCATCATGGTAGTCCAGTAAGATTTCAAGTTCTTCAAAATGACTAACATCATTTACTCCAATCTCATAACCACGAACAACCACTCTCAAATCTTGTGGATACTCTTTCAGTTTTTCAATCAATTCTGCAATAGTCATAGTGCCTCAAGTTCATTAATAAGAGTCAAAAGTTCATCCACATAAATCACACTATCTCCTCCATACATTCTAGCATAAAACTCGTCCATATTGGGGTCTGGTGGAAGAGAAGATGAGTATTGATTGATGATTTCTTTGATTGTATGAATAAGAAGTTTGGGTTGAGACAAATCTTTTTCCTTATCCATATAGGCATAAAGAACTTTTTTTGCTTGTTCGGTTTTGTAATTAGTCATAAGTCTTTAAATAGTATGATACGAACTTAGGTGTTCATTAATATAAGCAATCGATTTCTTAATATCTCCATTTGTTGAGTATAATGCCTTCTTGCAATCCATTATCCCGGCACCAGTTATTTCACGCAACTCTTTAATTAACTTAGGGTCTTTATGAGGTTCAGTCATTTCAAGTTATCCATAAGAAACTGTTTGTAATCACCTTGTCCGTCATAATAGTTGGAATTATACTCTTTCCAACTATCTTCATCCTCTGCAATTTTCCAGTGTTTGTCCTGCAAGTCGCCGAACCGGTTGCTGCCGGTCCGAGTAGACACCCAGAAGAAGTATTTACGGTTCTCGGATGCCAGAAACAACTCACCGCCAGTGTCCTGTTCGACAATGCACAGCGGGTTGCCATCCATTGAGTTTGCTAGGCGATTCTTCGCCTTGGCGCTGAGTGCTTCGACTCTGACTTTTCGTTCAGTCATCGTTCAGCAACCACAGTAAAGTCATTCATAGAAACACTCCTCTTACTTTTAGCAAGAACTCCCTGATTTGGAAAATAAGGAACTGCTATAAGATTATAGAATGGTCTCAACTGCTCACAAAGAGTATAAAGGTGTCCGTCTTTCTTGTATCGGTAGAGTTTCATATTCTTAAGCAAAAGACAAAACAGTGGGCATCTGAGCGTTGTAAGCAAGCTCCTTAAGATTGAGACGCTTCGCGTCATGAGCGTAGTGGAAGAAACCGCTGTTGGTTCCTTGCCACATTCTGGTCGGATTTGCAGCGTGCTTATCAGCAAGGTTGCCAGACTGAGCACGCATAGCTTTCAGGGCGCGAGCACACTCGTCGTATGACAGATTCAGGTCGGTTTCAACGCGCCACAGCAGGCGATAAGACTGGTTGCGGAAACGACCGTCGTTACTGAAAGTGAAGTAACCGAGCCAGGGCTTCATGTCGAAGTAGTCAAACCACTGAACCATGTCGAGACCAGAAACTTCACAAACGTCAAAGTCGAGGCCGACAATGGTTTGAGTGCGCCAGCAGAGCTTTTCGAATTGAAGTTCCATCAGGTCGCGACCGTTCAGGAGACCGCCGTAAAAAGGGCAACCTTTCTCGGTCACAAGGCGAATGAATTCGTGCTCGTGAAGCGACTCCCAGGGACGCTGAATCATACGCTCGCGAAGCTTACCGTACTCCTGCAGAGTTTCGGGCTTGGACTGACGGGGATCGCCGAGGTGGCAGAGGACTTTGTTCATGATATAACTATAGCGTGGTTTGGCTGTTCTGGAAAGGGGGCAAACCGCCCTGTCAGGTACGGTTAACCGTCCACTCCTCCCTCCACACCTTCGTAAAATGCCCGCACATGGTGCAGTGACGTTCACTCTGAATTTCGTCGTTTAAGTCTGCGATTTCATACGTCCCCTTACCGCACCTCTCGCACACTTTACCAGCCATGTTCACACTGCTGAAAAAGCTGAGTTGATTTTCTTGGGTCATTTCACCAGGAGAAGTTGTTTCTTCAGAGCGCGAAGCGCCTGTTTGCGGGCACGTACTTGGCCCTTGCACAGACCCTTAGTCTGCTTAGGCTTTCCTGAGTTGTGCAGCCAGTTCGGTACTCGTTTCATGCTTCAAGCATAGCTCAAAAGGCGGTCCCCGTAAAGCCGGGAAACCGCCCTAAGAAGGTAGGGGAAACCCTACCCGTCGAAAACAGCCTGCAGCGGGCCTCAACCGGTGGCTAGGCCCACCGTCCCTCACACAGCGGCAGGCTCCGCAGCGGGCTCCTCTGTGGCCTCAGGGAGCGTCAGGCCGAAGGCTTCAAGGATGTCAGGGTAACCAGCTTGAACGATCGCACGGAGAAGTCCGTCGTCGTCCATTTGGCTTACAGCAGCTTGGACAGCTTCGCTGTAAACACGAATCAGCTCGCGCAGGGGAGCGTTTTCACAAACGCGGGAAACGAGAACGTTCACCACGTCGTCACGATTTTCGATAGCCATAGTATGTTGTTACTAAGATTGTAAATTGGGCAGTTACGAGGAAGTTCGTAACTAACGGAGAGAACAGGACTCGAACCTGCGAAGGGTTTTATCCCCCGACCGCTCTCGAAACGGCGTCCTCGACCGAACCGGACTCTCTCCAAGGTGTCCCCTGCCGGACTTGAACCGGCACGACTACTGTCAGCGCATTTTAAGTGCGCAGCGCCTACCAATTACGCCAAGGGGACAAGGTGCTCAGTGCGAGGATCGAACTCGCCTGTATCCGATTATGAGTCGGGTGCTTTCACCAGATAGCTAACTGAGCAAAACCTGTGTTGCACTCCGAAAACAGTTTAGCTGGAACTCACGAGCCGGTAAATTGGGCCGATGCGGTTTCGGAACATGAGCTCGATCGTTGCAAGTTCTGGCGACCTTTCAGCTTTCTTGCGAGATTGGGAATCCTTCCAGAAGATTAACGTCTCGACCATCCCTCCAGGGTTGACTGAGTGGGTCTTGCGCAAGAAGCCACGTTGACGTTGAAGCCAGGAGAGCCAGACTTGATTGTCGGCGGTGATAAAATCTTCTACAAGGTGGGGTGTAACCTGGAACAGCAGACGCTCAATTTCCACGCTTCCACTCCTCCCACTTGTCAACGGGGCACCGCATATTGGCTGACGCGGTCTTCAGCGGCATGAAACAACCGCAAACCTCACAGGTTTGACTGTCGCTGCGGTAACGGTCGCAGCTTTCACAGATTGCCATCCGCTCTTTCGCCACGGCGCGAGGGGCAATCGTCGGATCCTCGAGAAGTCGTTTCGCCGTGTCTTTGATCGAGGCTGCGAAACTTCGACGACAACAATCCGGATCGTTCACATCCCCCATGCTTTCCTCCGTTGAGCGTTTTTAGGGTCGCAATTTTTCGCGTATTCCATTGGAGTAACCATCAGCCATTCCCCCGAGTTTTCTCCAGAAATTAAAGGGAGAGTTTCGTCGTGGGTTAAATTCTCGTATTCGGATCCGTCTCGCATTTTGACTCGATAAAGAGGTTCACTCACTTTCGATCTCCCTCATTCGGTAAACGCAAGTAAACGTCTCGGCGGCTTGGTAAGCGAAGGAGGCTGCGGCGTCTAGTGCCCTTTCAATCTGCTTGGGGTCATCATGCAACAATACTGCGACCCTTTCCATTTGGAAGTCTTTCACTATACCGGTGTAGACTTTCTTGGCGACCTCGAGGTGGGCGGCTTTGATCGGATCCATCAGTCCCAGTACGAATGAAGTGTGCGAAGATGCGAGAGTATTATACCGTCCTCGACAGAGCGGTAAACTGAGGGCAGCTTTCCGTGTTCCTTGTAGTATGCCAGCTCAGAAACAATGGCACGAGTCACGGTGCAATCGGCAACCCACTCACGAAACCAGAAACAATCGAACTTTTCAATATACCGCCAAGTGGGATCTTCGTGGGTCCACGCTCTGCCGTAACCATCGTACTTACTAGAAAGACTCCAGCCCAGATCGTCGCAAATCCAGGCATCGTAACGCTTAGGGTCGTCGATAGTGAGGACCTGCGTATACTCTTCAGATCCGCCCTTTGCTTGACACCAGACGAAGTCTTCGCCGGGATCGTTTGAACGACTGCATTTGAAAACGCAGTTGACTATCATGTAGGGGACATTGGGCCACGGTTTAGGTGACTCCGAGGTGCGAAAGTCCACCCGAAGGTTTGTGATTTGCAAGGCCATGATTTATCTCTCAGGAGAATAATCAGTCATTGACGCCTCCGAGCAGTGCTTTGAAGAAAGCTAGCCGATCGGACGTGTAAGAACCGTCCACACCGTGACGAGCGCAGAACGCCAAAATAGCCTTGGTGGTTTCGCTTGGGTAAGGACTGGCGAAAGGACCGTACTCGATGTGATCGAGGAACTCTTGGCGCATGATTTTGCGGAGAGTTGCGATGTCGTCTTGATCCACGGTGATGGATCGTTCGCGCGGAGCGTAGCCGTAAAAGGTAATTTGCATTGCGGTAGAAAGTGATGTGGACGCAGTTGGGTCACTTGTTCATTTGCAGAGTAGGAACAGGCATTCCACCCTCAGTGGGAACGTAGATGGTTACGTTACCTTTGTTGGAACCTTCTTCCAGTCCAGTGATGTACAGATACTGGAGGTACTCGCGATTGTCCTTCAGAGAATCGCCAATGATCTGGTTTGCCTTGGCAACACCAGAAGCACGGATGATTTCGGCATCAGCAAGTTGTTGTGCAGAATCTTTCTTTGCTTGTGCTTCCAGAACTGCTACCTGGCGAGTGTATTCTGCCTTCTGCAGTTCTGCCTTACCGGCAAGAGATTGTTGCCACACATTGTACAGTGGACCACCAACAAAGAGGAGACCACCAACTACCACAATACCAACAGCAACAAGAGCAATGGCGGGGTCAATAAATCCGTTTTGAGTTTTCATGGTTTAGCGAGTAATAACGACAAGTTTTTCTTGGGGAATCAGACTCAGAATCTCATTCATCGTGGGAGATTCTTTCTCACCCAGAAACTCTTTACAAATTCCCCCATAGTTTAGTCCAAATTCGTGAGTGAATACAGGACGACCCAGTGACTTCTCAACTGCTTCGTGAAAGACATCGAAGGGGCAACAAAGTTCTTTTGTGAAAAGTTGAAATTCAGCAATTTCACGATAAGACTTTTCTTTCCACCACTCAGTATCATACAATGCAATTGCCTTTTCCGCACCAATAGAATTTTTAGGAGACATATTTTCAGATTGCCTCCGTAACGATCTTGGCACCCTTGAACTTGGAGCGAGCACCTTTGTTCTTGGTGTCAACGCCTGTCACCACCGCAACTTGCGGCGTGGCGGAACCAGTGTGCAGCAGAATATCATCTTTCTTCAGAACACCGGGAGTGCCGATGTAATGGGTTTCTTTGCCATTGATAGAGGCGCTGAAGGTGTAAGGCACAACTTCTTCCAGTTGGTCCTTGTCCAGAACGTGAATGGCACCGGTGGTCTTTTCCTCAATCAGATACTTGTTCTGACTGTTAGTGCCAATGTGGGTGCCGTAAGCGGTCTTGCCGTCAACAGTGAAGGAGTACAGGGTTTTGGTGTCAGTCATTTCAGTTTCTTGTTCGTAGGGTTTCAGGTCGGTGCCGTAGGTGTGAAAGGCTTGGCCGGACTCAAGGTAGACGCACTTGTAGTAACCTTGCATATTGGATTCTTGACGACAAACTACTTCTGCTGGTTTTTTGCCGTTGAGCTTGGTGACGAGGTCACCGATTTGAAATTTCATCGTCTTGTTATAGAGGAACAAAAAAGGGGGGAGATTTATCCCCCCAGTAGGGTCACACAGCAGCCAGTTCGGTCAGCACTCGCATCGCACGCTGGTTGATGCGAGAACCCTGGCCAAAGTTGGCGTAGTTGAAGCGACCAGCCGAGGTCTTCCGCGAGTAGTTGGAAGCGTATTCGGTCACAGCGTTGAACGCATCGTAGAAGGTGCGACCTTCGTTACCGCGACCCGTGTAGAACAGACCGTTCAGTTGGGTCACAAAGGAGTCACGCATGGTGTCAACATCTTTCTGGTAGATCGCCTCCAGAGCGTTACGGAACTGCGCCTGGGAGCAAGGCGTAACGGCCAGCTTATCCACGTACTCGGCGTATTTTTTCATCGCACCGTTGACGTAGTCAACCACAGCGGTGGATTCAAGCACACGCTCGTTCACACCAGCCTGGTGACGGTACTTCTCGCTCAGGTCAGAGTAGGCCATTGCGAAAGTGTTACCGCAGATGACGCGAGTGGCCGAAGGACCGATTGCAACGCTGGCGTTACCAACGTGGCCGTTCAGAAGGGTGATGTAAGCCTTGTAGTTCTCGCCGATGACTTTGAACTCTTGGTTAACTTGGGCTTGGGCGAAGACCCGAGCACCGTTGTTCAGGTAACCCATGTTCTCAACGGAGAGCAAACCTTCTTCAACCATGGGGTTGATCAGTTTCAGAAGGTCGCTGTTTTGAACCGTCTCGTAATTGGGAGACACGGAACCGAGGCACTTACCGTTGTCATCGCGGACTACGGCAACTTTCTCGTCCCACTTGATGGGTTGACCGTCGTTACCGGTGAAGAACAGGGGACGGTGAGACACGGTCCAGTCGAGGTTGTTGGTGACAGCAAAAGCAGGCATGTTGTTTTCGGAAGTTGTTTGAACTGTAAGTATTATAGCGGGTTTTGGGACGGAAGTAAAGCGGGTAAACCGCCCCGGCAAGGTACGGGAAACCGCCCTCAGCGCACGCAGTAGTCGCGCGAGCGAGTCCAGCCGATGGGGCAGGTTTCTCCACCATTGTAGAAAACTTGGGTGTTACCTTCAGGAACGCAGGCACCACCGGACGCAAACGTTCGGATTGGGCAGCTGCCAAATTTCTGCACAGGAATGCTCTGTGCCAGGACAACTTGGCCGAAGATCACAGAGCCGAGGCAAAACAGAAACGGTTTCATTCTGAGAGATTCAGGTCGTTTATGAACAGAAAAGAAAGGCCAGCGTCGCAAGCGTCCGCCATGAAAAGACCTTCGTTGCGAAGCAGTTCCGCATCAGCATGGTTTCCTTGTTTATAGAGGAACTCAACCTGATCAGCCATGTCTTCAAGACGACTCGCAACGAGCGTCTGAAGTTCAATTCCGCGCATATTTTCGAATTCCTCGATGAAATAAGAGTGTTCGGTGTGGTTCACAGGTACTTGAGCTCCAGGGTTTGAATGATCGGCTCAATCTCACGAGCAGTGTAAGCAGTGGCGCTGTAAACACCGTCAACGTAAATGTCGTATCGGGGACCGAGGTGGGTACGGCGAACCTTGGTGGTGATTTCCATGATATAACTATAGCTGGTTTTGGCACGGGAGTAAAGGGGGTAAACCGCCCTGGCGTGGGCGGGTAACCGCCCCCTCAGGCGTCCCCGAACTCTTTCTTCAGGCGTTCGTACTCCCGGCGACGACTGTTTCGAATGAACTCTTCTCTATTGAGACGAGCGTTAAACTCCTCGTCATTTTCCTCTCTTCGCTTGGTTACCGTAAAGATTGCGGTAACGCAGTCGTAATATCCTCGCTTGGCTTCCAGCTCCACTTGCGTGAAACCTTGTTCCATCGCTTCCGTCAAATTTGCAATAGCTGTTTGAATGGAACAATAGTCGATGTCGAGTTGACGAGTCTCGGTAATTTGTTGACGTTTTTGCGCAGTCATTGTTTTGTAATTTTCAGGTTTTGGTAAGGGCTTGTTTTTGAGCCTCGATCCAGCGGCTTTCGAAAACTTCCCTCATACCGTCGCGAAAAGCGAGGATGGCTGCTTGCTGAGCTTTACTGTGCAGAGAGTCTGCCAAGTAAGTCGCGTGGTGGTGAACCAAGCTCTCGAAGTCTCTCGCTCCGGCTTCGTACGCTTTTGCGTAGAACTCTTTCAGGTCGGATGTCAGTGAATCGATGGCGTCAGTCATTGTTGTCCCAGTCAGCAACTGTGGTATAGGTTTCGATAAGAACAAGCAACAAGCCACGGTAATCACCCCGGACGGCTGCAATCGCTTCTTCGCGAGTCGGATAACCGTATCGGTTGAAGACGTAATCACCCCAACTGGTTATGGGGTCCGACAGATGACCTTCTCCAGAGAGAAGCTTCCAGCAGTAACTAACTTCGAGCTTTGTTTTCATTTTGTGGAGGTCATAAACAACAAGTGGAATTGTAATCAAGCTCGAATTTCAACGAGTTCCTTCCGGTGGCAGTCCCAGAGGACCAGGGCAGGCGACTCTTCGCAGAACCACGACCGCTTGACCCCACCGCAACCGGCATCGAGCACCAAAGAATTCTCGGTTGAGCAAACCACGTGGTAGTGTCCGGCGACGCGCACCCAGGGCCGCTCGCTGGCGTGCTCCCACCAGAATACACGACCTTTTCCTTCTTTACTGTTTGGTCCGTACATCATCAGGCTCTTCGCCTTCTTCGGCACGTCAAATACCATGTGAAACAGCGGGTAATCAGGCACTTCGAGCCAGGAAGGGAAGTATGCGTGTGAGCATCTGTACTCCTGGTTTGAATCATCGCGAAAACAGAAGCCGTAAGGCATCGTTTCCAGCCACTGGCCCACTTCCGACAGCGGAATCTCAGCCGCCGCGAAATCTTCAATCGTGCGAGCCAACTCAGGCGAAACGTGAACGTTATTTCCGCGAATGTATCGCTCCAGCTTGTCCTGGTGGTTGGAACGCAGAACAATCGCACCCAGTTCTTTCTGAGCTTGCTTCAGCAGCTGGTACACACCAGCGGAATCGCTGAAGTCGCAGCGGGAGTCAAACACATCGCCCAGAATTACGGGAATCAGAGCGTTGTTTTGGCAATAGGCCAAAGCCTCCCACAGAGGGCGATACTGCGAGTGAATATCGCCGATCAGACAGTAGTTACGGTTCATTATTCAAGAACCACCGTAAACGTAATCCTTAACACCTTCTTCCTCGTCTACAACTTGGTAGACCGAGTAGGAGTTATTTTTGACGGCATCGTCGTACTCTTTCATATGCCAGCCGAACTCCTCCTCGAACAGCTCACGACAACGCTCCAGCGAGGAAGCAGCGATCACGACCATGCCCGCCGTGTAATCGTACAGGACGTCGTGGATGATGTACAGGTTCATTTTCTTCATTTCCATACCTTTAGTATAGCTCACTTCCCCCGTTTTCGAAAGGGGGGCAAACCGCCCTCCCAGGTACGGTTAACCGCCCCCCCTCCATGGCGCTCAGTCGTGGTTGCCGCTGTAATCTTCAACCTGGAAACCATCCCGCGTGGCGATTACCCGGTTGTCATCACCGAACATTCCCAGCATGGGACCCTCAAAGGCGGAATTGCACAGCATCTTGGAAAGTGCCGCCATACTCCCCTTGTTGATACCTTCTGGGCGGCGGAGTAGATCAAGGTCTTCCACGTTCAAGCGGTTAGCTGCATTCTCTAGATACTTCAGGCCCCAATGCGTACACGCCCAAATGTCTTCTTTCTCACCGTCATAGTCTTCCCAGCGGATTTGATCCAGGTCTTCAGGTTCGATCGCGTTGGTGAAGACGCAGTCTTTCACTGAGAATGTGCAGGGCGCTCCATCGTTGAAATAAGGTGCGTACTGCGTCCAAACAACTGCGTTAATCCCGGGGTTCAGTTCCCAGAACTTCTCAAACATCTTGGAAATTTCTGCGCGAGCACGGGTTTGAAACTCCCGTTGAAACCCCTCAAACTGCTCAATCAGCTCATTCATCGTGTTTTCCGTTTTCATTAGTCGATCTTCAGTGGAATAAAGCGGGATTGTTTGTTGCCTTTGGATGTTCCAGACATCCACGGTTGTGGAGTCATGTTCTCCAGGTATTTTTCCACCGTGGGAATAAAACCGAGGTCCTGTATGATGTGGTCCTCGGCAATGTCCCTCGGTGAGTAAGTTATTCCTGCGGAGTTGGTTCGGACTCGGCCGAACATTTGCTCTACGAGGAAGCAACCGAACGCGGAATGCAGAATCGCCCGGTGGCGAAAGTCCGGAAAGGTTGCTTTGCTGCTGTCGATAAAGTCATCGATGTCAGCGTAGTCATCGGGAAGTCCTCCGTACTTTTTAGCGTGGAGTCTCCCGTGTAGATAGGGTTTCATCGTCAGGATTCAATCAGGGTTCGAGGGTCGCAGCTGGGCTGTGTTAAAGTCACAGGCCCAACAGGGCGTCGAGCTGCTTGGGCTTCATTTGCCCCACGAATTCCGTGAAGTTCGCGTACTTGCCGGCACGAATGCCGAACATTGCACCGGAAACATTCGGGTGGTTTTCGAGGACAATGCCCGCAAATTCCTTCTGGGAGTAACCTTCGTACAGTCGCACGAAGCCCTCAACCATGAACCCGATATCGCCGATACGATCGCGCAAAGCGTTGAACTCTGCGGAATGGTCGGGGAAGTGCAGCAGGAACTCGTCCAGATCGTCGTTCAGGTACAGCTCGGAGAAGTCAGGATCCCCGTTACCGCGAACGCGATGCAACTGAACGTAAACGTCGGACTTGACCTTGATTCGGTTACCGTTCGCGTCGCAAACGATGAAGCCTTCGTGGTCGGCACCGCGAGCGTTGACTGCGTCAACGATGTTGTCAGCACCGAAATTGAAGGACTCAGCCACCCAGAATACGCGGGAGAAATCACCCAGCGGCAACTCTACGAAATCGTTCGCACGATCCCGCACTGCCAGCAGCCGTAACATCGGCTCGTCGTACTTCACAACGATCCGGTTCTCGGCAGCGCACAACTCAAACACGTAGCAGTAATTCGGGTTCAGGTCGAAAGCGTTATAGCGCATGTACCGGAAGGTATCCCAGAACAGCTCTTCAAACGACTTACCGGAATCACCAACGCTGCCAGCACCGCCGACAGAACCGGAGGTAGAAACAACCCACTGCACACCGTTCCAGAACAGTTTGATCAGCGAGCCATCATACTTCTCGTATACGTTCGCGGAGGACCAGTCAATCTCATCAGCTTCAGCTTCGCCCAGGTTGAAGAAACGGTCGAACGCGTAAGCTACCAGAGAGAAACCGTCGTCGTCTTTCTGAACTACGGCACCACGGCAAGCACGCACGATCGGGTTACCCTTGTCGGTACCAATTACTCCGTACTTCAGGTTGAACAAACCAGGGAAACGGTCGTCCGTAGAAACGCGGATGTCCAGGTCCGCCAGGCGAGCCAGCCCATAGTCATTCAGCCAGTTGATCAGGTTGTTTCGCAAGTTATCCATGCTATAAGCATAGCTCTTTTTGGCCCAGGGGTAAAGGGGGTAAACCGCCCTCCCAGGTACGGTTAACCGTCCTTTTCGTTATCTTTGATCTCTTTTAGCATATTTTCAATCAAGATCAACCGATTTCCGATTTGCATCAACAGATCAGTCAAACCTTCGATTTCTTCGTGAATGTCCTGGTGATGAAACCGCAAGGGTTTCTGGATGATCTTACGGAGTTTTGCTTTTTTCATTCTGTTATAGAGAAATGCTCCCAGACGGATTTGAACCGCCGACAATCTCGGTGTAAACGAGGTGCTCTACCGCTGAGCTATAGGAGCTAACGGCCCTTTTGTTGACGGTGTGAAGCCGAACTCCGGGGTACTTGCAAGTTTGGACCTTACTTTCCCCGATCCGCCGTGCGGGAATCGAACCCGCTATCCAACTCCCTTGTCGGGGTGTCATTGCCATTTAGACTACCGGCGGAAGGTGGCCCGTAACGTGGGCCAATCGTCACACTTTTCGGGTCACTGGAGCCCCGAAGGGCTCAGCACTAAATCAGAACTTAAAGCCCGCGCCAACTACGCCTACGGGAGCGTAAGCAGTGCCGTTCACACCAGATCCCTTGGTCGGAAACTTGATGTCAGCGAACAGGACGAAGCTATCACTCACACGACCTTCGATACCAGCCACGAATACGGCCTGGCTGCTTTGACCAACGGTCGACTGGAAGTTGGAACCGGTACCATTTACCAGCGGGAACTGACCACCACCACCGAAGTAGAGGTTGGCTTTGCTCACCTTGCTACCGTCAGCTAGAGTTGCCGAGGCAATCGACTTGTCGTAGGTGGCCAGGATACCAGCGCCAGCGCCGATTTGACCGGCAGGGGAACCTGCGAAGTTGAAGTAGGGGCGAGCCGAGATTTCGCCGCCGAGGGCGTTAGCCATGGGGAAACGACCCTGAATAGTGGCACCGCCAATCGTGCGGTTTTTGGTATAACCGTTGCCATCGACGCCTTGACGGGTCAGGGTCAAACCAGCGCCAAGATAGGAGCCAACATTCTTGGCTTTGCGCTCAGCTTTCAGTTCGATGGCGGCAACTCGGGCTTGAGTACCGTTCCACTTAGCAGCTTGCTCTTTCAGAGCAGCAGCGAGTTGAGCATCTTTGGCATCTTGGAAATCGCTAATGCGATCCACGCAAGAGTTCACCAGGGCAGCCAGTTCAGCACGAGAAGCGGGTTGACCAGCCTTGAAGGTGCCGTTAGGGTAACCGGCAACGCAACCGTAGCGAGAAACCAGATTGCTAATTGCCTGGTAGCTCCACTCAGTTGGCTGCACATCTTTCAGTTGCGACACGGAGGTCACTTGGGCTGAAGCGGGAACCGCAAGGGAGACGGTAGCGACGCTAGCAGCAAGGATAGTTTTAAGCATTCTTTATTCAGAACCTGTACAGATTGCCCGATTAGAGTATTCGGGCGAAGCGAACGATCGGACTTGAACCGACGACATCTAACTTGGAAGGATAGCGTTCTACCACTGAACTACGTTCGCAAGGAGCCCCAAGTCAGATTCGAACTGACGACCGCTCGCTTACAAGGCGAGTGCTCTGGCCACTGAGCTACAAGGGCGGAAGAAAAGGTGCTTTCGCACCTAGCATAGTCACAAGCGAAGTTCGTAAACTTAGGCTCGCGAGTAACACACGTTAATGTGGCCACGGCCAGGATTTGCCAGCGCCTGGAAAGCAGCGTAGGAGAGATCAAGGTCTCGCCCAGCCACGAATGGGCCACGATCGTTGATTCGCACGACGACCGAACGGCCCCCGTGAGTTACTCGAAGTCGGGTTCCGAACGGAAGATTACGGTGTGCCGCTGTCAAGGCATAGGTGTTAAACCGTTCTCCGCTCGCTGTAGTTTGACCGTGATAGCCGTCACCTACCCCGTAATAGCTGGCGCCAGAGCATGACGAAGCTAGAGAAGGCGACGGAGCCAGGAAAGTCATTCCGGCAACGGCGGCCAAACCAAACAAACCCTTCAGTTTCGAAACAAGCATTTAATTAGATAGAAATCAACATCCACCTCGCAAAGTGTGGGTCCGTGTTTCAACGGCACTTGTGGGTGGCTCTAGGAGTTTAAGGAATGACTGCATTCCCGAGTTGCTCCCCGCAGTGTATCGTGGGGCCGACCTCATAAATCGGTGTTAAAAGCAACGCCGCTATTATAACGGAAAAAGGGAGGCGTAAACCTCCCCGTGCGCTCAGAGTGCGTTGCTCAAACGGCAACAGCAGTCCTGCGGAATGAAACGATGTTGTTGAGATTTATTCTCACTTCACCCTGCACGGTCGATAACCAGTTTACCCCCGTAAAATGGAGGTAAGGCGATTCGAACGCCTGTGTCGCACAGAGCGCCCCAGTTTATAGTCTTGTGAGAGGACTTTGCCCCGAAGGACAATGGGCGATACTGGACTTGAACCAGTGACTTCTTCCGTGTCAAGGAAGTACTCTACCGCTGAGTTAATCGCCCTGGCGGAAGGGGAGGGATTTGAACCCTCGGAGCCGGTTTCCCGACTCGGCAGTTTAGCAAACTGCTGCCTTAAACCACTCGGCCACCCTTCCAAATTTGCTCTCGCGAGCAACGCCTCCTGTAGGATTCGAACCCACAACCCTCTGATCCGAAGTCAGATGCTCTAGTCCGTTGAGCTAAGAAGGCAAAGTAAGAGATGGTGGATTTGAACCACCGACAACAGGGGTATGAGTCCTGCGCTCTACCACTGAGCTAATCTCTCAAATTCCCTTTCGGGAAATGCCCCCAGTCGGACTTGAACCGACAAACCTTTCGGCGGCTGATTTTGAATCAGCTGTGTTTACCATTTCACCACAAGGGCAAGGCACCCTCGGCAGGATTTGAACCTGCGGCTAACCGCTTAGAAGGCGGATGCTCTTCCACTGAGCTACGAGGGCAAACGCTCTCTGTAGGATTCGAACCTACGACCTTCTGATCCGTAGTCAGACGCTCTAATCCGCTGAGCTAAGAGAGCATGGCACCGAAACAAGGGCTTGAACCTTGGATAACAGTTTTGGAGACTGTCGTGTTACCACTACACTATTTCGGCAAAGTTGCCCGTCAGGGCAATGTCCGTGAGAGGACTCGAACCTCCAACAACTACCACCTCAAAGTAGCGCGTCTGCCAATTGCGCCACACGGACATTGGTTCTGGAGCTAGGACTCGAACCCAGGAATGGCGGGACCAAAACCCGCTGCCTTACCACTTGGCTACTCCAGATTACTTGGCACGAGGCCAAAGTTTCGGGTCGGAATCGAACCGACGCATGAAGATTTTGCAGACCTTCGCCTTACCACTTGGCTACCGAAACGGGGTGGTCGATGAGATTTGAACTCACATGAACCAGATCCACAATCTGGCGCATTAACCATTATGCTACGACCACAGCGGAGAGGGTGGGATTCGAACCCACGGAGGCTTTCACCTCGCTAGTTTTCAAGACTAGAGCCATCAACCACTCGACCACCTCTCCAAGGAGCGGATGAAGGGATTTGAACCCTCGACTTTCTCCTTGGCAAGGAGATGCTCTACCGCTGAGCTACATCCGCGAACGTTCCCGAAGGAACGATGGAGAATAGGAGACTCGAACTCCTGACATCCTGCTTGCAAAGCAGGCGCTCTACCAACTGAGCTAATTCCCCAAGCAGGGCGAGAGTGTTCACCTACGATCACCTTAACAGTGCGTCTACGGTGTGACTTAGGGGACTCTTCATTTAATGCAACATTCCTCGTTGCACCCTCTTTGGCCTCCTTCCTGGCTATCTGCCAGACGAGTACCAAAGCCATCACTGAGGTTTGAACTCAGGACCTCCATCTTACCAAGATGGCGCACTACCACTGTGCTATGACGGCGAAAGTGGGAAAGACTGGATTTGAACCAGTGAAGGCAGAGCCAAAGGTTTTACAGACCTCCTCCTTTAACCACTCGGACACTTTCCCAAAATCCCCTTGCGGGGGGATTTGACGGTCTCTGCAGAGTAGATTGTCAGTTCAACACCTTCAATCACCGTCGTTTGCCCAGTTACCAGCTGGGCGGTGTAGCATTCAGTAACCCGGAAATGCCAGAGGGGACCACTCGTATCAGGTCATTAGCCTCCCTTATGCCTCAGGAGTTTGGCGCACGGCATAACTCTCCGTACCGGAGTTGCACTTTTTGGTCAAGGTAGCAAATATCTCCTTGTTGCCCGAAGGCAATCGGGGCGGCAGGATTCGAACCTGCGGCATCCTGCTCCCAAAGCAGGCGCTCTACCAAGCTGAGCTACGTCCCGTGATGGCCCCATTTAACACGTGAAACGCTTCAAGAACGCACAGAGGTGGGGGCTCGTGGCTTCCAGCAGGGCTCGCATATTGGCCGGTAAGAGTGTTTCATCCAGCAGCACCAACGGCAAGACAGCCCTCAAGAAAGCACCACACATTAACGACTGTATGAGTGGCCGTGTCGGGAACTTAACGACGTATTCCATACGACTCCGGTGTCTAGAACGGAGGGTGCTTCGTTCTCCCTAGGGCGATCAAAGAACGCGGGACGGTGATTGCAGACCGCAGCCCGATGCTATGCCCGGACATTTCCGGACCACGCAGAGCGGGAACGAGGCAGGTGTCTCTACGTTGTACGTTCCACAAGTGTCACCAACTCTGTCGTACGTTCCACAAGTGTCACCGACAGTTCAACTCCTTTTACTTTCCTTACCTCGGCAGGGTGCCGCTACCTCCCTTGTTGCGGCGTGTGTGTACGTTTCGTACATCTGGGTACGTTACTAGACCCAGGATACTGCTTACTGTACCCGCATCAAGTCGTGAGTGTCGTTAACGCTTGAGCATGGAATGGGAGTTCACCCATTCATAACCTATTTGGGAGCCTGAACTATGACTCTTACAGACCGTTTGGCATTTTTCTCGCTCCCAGACTACGCAAACTGCCAAATGGCATCCGGGCACAAGCCTACTCCCCCCTCGTCTAGTAGGCATCGCATGGACGAGGGAACTGGCCCGGCAGGGATCGAACCTGCGACAACTTGATTAACAGTCAAGCGTTCTACCGCTGAACTACAGGCCATTGGTGGCGGAGGCAGGATTCGAACCTGCGACCTCCAGGTTATGAGCCTGGCGAGCTACCGGACTGCTCTACTCCACGATGAAGCCCCTGGTAGAAGTAACCGTTGCCAGCTGGACGCACTTACTCCTGATTTTTACAACGTTAAAGACCCCAGAGGTAGCGGCCTGCGGTTGTGCCCCGAAGGGCAATGGGAACTGACGGATTTGAACCATCGACACCACGGGCTTCAACCGTGTGCTCTACCAATCTGAGCTAAGTCCCCGAGGTGGAACCGACAAGACTTGAACTTGTGACCGCTCGGTTATCAGCCGAGTGCTCTACCACTGAGCTACGGTTCCGTAGGTTAACTCCCTCCCTGGGAGTTACCAACGACCCTAACGGGATTTGAACCCGTGATACCACCGTGACAAGGTAGCGTGATCACCACTTCACTATAGGGTCAAGACGAGGTTTGTAACCTCTATGGGTCGTCTGAGATTCGAACTC